GCAACTGACACTATTAAAGACAATCAAACACCAACAGCAGATACACATGCCATTATTAAAATCATTGCAGGTGGTGAAGTTGTAGCCATAGTTAATGCTCTTGAAGATTTTGTCCCAGCTACATCCACTGGATTAACAGCAAATTTTCCTATTATCAAACAGGGTATTACATTAATTAACACTCCAGCAAATGGTCAAACAACCAGCGACTATAGATTCTGGGGAACCGCAAGTAATGCAGATAAACTTGGCGGAAGAGCAGCTGAAGAATATGTAAGAGTTGGGGTTACAAACCCATTTACTTCATCGATCACCTTTCCTGACATTGGATTTTATGTAGGGCAAGATGCTGATCTTAGAGTATGGATTGAAAACAGTGAAGATGTTATCATTGAAAATAAAAATAACAATCCTATCACTATTAGAATCACTAACGGAACACAAAAACAAAATGTTGCTGTATTCCAAAGTTCAGGTATTGTGCCTGGAGAAAATACTGGATATGATTTAGGAGACCCTAATTATAGATGGGGTGCTGTTTATACTGACAGTTTAATTGGAAATCTTACAGCACTTGATCTTACCACAGCCTACGACTATACCTTAAAACAATTTACAGGTAAATTTGTAGGTAACCTAGTAGCAACAGATACGACAATTTTAGTAAATTCTACCACGAAAGAAATTGGATACACTAATGCTACTATTAAAGGAAACTTAATAGGTTCGGTACAGGGAGAATTAGACGGAAATGCATCGAATGCTTATCAATTAAATTTCTTAGATCCAGATAGCGCAGCAACTCCAAATACTGTTGCTGTGAGAAATAGCTCTGGTGAGATTAATGCTGTGAGATTCAATGGTATTTCAAGCAGTTCTAATAGAGTAAAAATTGATGACACTGCTACAGATGCAGCATGGAATGGTGGTGATCAATCAACATGGTATCGATCTGCAAAAACAACAAAAACAGCATTCACAATTGCCGCCAGAAATGCCGCAGGAAATTTATTAGCCAACGTATTTGACGGAACAGCAACTTCTGCACAGTATGCCGACCTAGCAGAAAAATATTTGCCAGATGCAGAGTATGAAGTTGGCACAGTTGTAATGATTGGTGGTGAAAAAGAAGTTACTGCTTGTGCATGGGGCAAACGTGCAATAGGTGTAGTAAGTGCAAATCCAGCATTTATGATGAATAAAGATCTAGAAGGTGGTACTTATATTGCTTTAAAAGGTCGTGTTCCGGTTAAAGTAGTTGGTCGTATCAAGAAAGGTGATGAATTAATCGCTGCCGATAATGGTTGTGCTATGATGGCTGTTCCACATGCAAGCGGAGTCTTTGCAGTTGCATTAGAAACAAGCGACGACGAAGGCACAAAAGTTGTCGAATGTCTAGTTTTATAATAAGGGATAGAAATGCCTAATCCACAAATATCTGCTGTAGACTATAATTCTATTCGAAATAAAATAGTCAGCGTACTTGGATCTGGAACTGGTTCAAGTGGATACGGCCAATCAGTTACAAGTTCTGCTGTTTCCCAAGGAGAAATAATTTCTAAGATACAGTGGGATAATCTCGCAGATGATTTACGTAGTATTAAAATGCATCAAGATGGAACAGAACCAGTATTGACAACTATACTTCCGTTAGACATTATACAACAAGGAATTACCTTTCCATACACTAGTTATGATACAGTTATTGATGCAGCGACTGTTACTAAATTTAATATTGGAACATCACAGTCAGTAATTACAGCGAAACCTGGAATCTCAAGAACAGGATCTTGGGGATCACAATCATATTGTGAGATTACAGTGACTTTTGGATCAGCTAATGAAGCTAGATACTTTTTTAACAGCGGTGGAAAGATAAGAGTTTCTAGCACACGAACAGGCGGATCCTCAACACCACAGAACAATTCTTGGACAAACTTATTGAATACAATTGGAATACAGAGTTTTGGTGCAAATACTCCTGGCGCAGCGACATTTTACTCGTTAACTGACACATATCAGACATTTTATCAACAAAGCTCTACAAGTTCATATTCGTCAAATAATTACCAACTACAGGCCAAGTGCAATGTCACAAATAATGTAGGCGGAACAGCAACAGTTGTTTATATCAAAGTAATATGGAATGATGCGTATGTTGATCCTGATACATTGAATCCTGATTATCCCGGAGGAGTTTCTGTCCATCCACCAGGCGATACTGTAGATGGAACTTTGGCTGTGATTGTTGAAGAATTAAAAGCAGCAGGATCACTATACCCTGTAGGAACATTTACTATTACAAGTCCTTCGTTTGCCATATCAGCAATAACAGCAACTTGATGCAAATAAATATTCCTAAGTTAAGGGCAACATAATGGCTTTACAAACCGTAACACTAACCAGCACAACAGCAACAACTTGGACAGTTCCTACTAAGGCTTATATTCTTAGTGAGGTTTTTCTTGTGGGTGGTGGAAGCGGAGGCCAAAATGCAACTGCTACATATCCAGGCGGAGGTGGCGCAGGCGGCCGAGTAAATCTTCAATTCAATTATCAAGTTACTCCAGGTGCAACAATAAATTATGTGTGCGGCAGCGGCGGGGCTGCTGCGGCCAATGGCAGCACAACAACTTTTGGACCATATTCAGCCGCTGGTGGGACAATATCAGCCACACAGGCCTATGGCGGATCTTCGTCAAGGAACATTGGTGGGACAACAACTAATACCACGGGCGGTACTTCACTAGCAAACGGTACTGGCGGCAGCGAGGGTGGCGGAGGTGGCGCCAGTCCTGGAAATAACGGTCCTACTGCCGGTAATCCAACCGGAGGTGCTGGCGCAGCCGGTTACCTATACCAAGGATCTTTTTACGGTGGAGGCGGAGGTGGTGGTGGTGCCTATTTTACAGCAGGAACCCCAAGACCAATTTCAGGTGGTGCCGGCGGAGCCGGCGGTGGAGGCAAAGGTGGCGCCGAGGGAGGATCATCAGCAAATCCTTTTCCGGGCACTGCTGGCAGTGCTAACACCGGCGGTGGCGGTGGCGGCGGATGCGCCGGTGGAACTTCAACTGAAAAAACCAATACACAAGGTCAACCAAATCCAGGAGCTACTAATGTTACTAAAACTCAGTCTGCTGGTGCTGCTGGCGGATCTGGGGTCATCATTGTAACTTATGATGAAGCAGAAGCTTATCTTAGAACTAGCCAACCTGGGGTTTCAGATGGTAATTCTATAATTGTATATCTTTACACAAAAAATGTTACAAACGGATCGGTATTACCATACACAATATCAACGGGTGCAGGAGTTACAGCCGCTGATTTTAATCCTGCAACATTAACCGGTTCATTTACAGTATCTAGTACTGATGGCGGACTAAACGGAACAGCTAGTGTTACTTTAACAATAGCCGCTGACAGTGGTGTTACAGAAGGAGAAGAAACAGTTCTTCTCAGCTTAAACAATGGATTAGGTTCAGTATCGTTTAAGATTGGAGACCTATATCAAAATCCAATAGCGGTTTCACCGGATGCTCCGGGATATCTAGTAATAGGTCGTTCATACACCATAGTTACAGCTGGTACAACTATCTGGACAGATCTAGGATCAGCAAATAATACAGCCGGCACAACTTTTACAGCAACCGCTACAGGATTAGTCACAGCAGGCAACTTTATCAGCGGTAGATCTTATACTATTACATATCCAGGTAATACAGATTTTACGAAATTAGGAGCCAGCTCTAATACAGTTGGAGTGACCTTTACAGCAACCGGTAGTGGGTTTATCAATGCCACAGCAATGACTGTGGGTCAGAAATACACAATCATAACACTAGGCACTACAGATTATACTGATGCTGGTTTAGGTTGGGTATCTGTTCTAGCTCTTACAGTGGGTGAAGTTTATACTATCAAGAGTCTCGGAACAACTACTCAGTTAAATTGGAATAATATTGCTGGTACGACAGGAATTACTTATTCTGTAGGCAGCACTTTTACCGCAGTGATTTCCTTGGGTGTTGGTACTGGATATGTCTTACCAGAAGGATTTGTTGTCACCACCGGTCAGACATTTACAGCCACAGCAGTTGGCACAGGCACAGGTACTGTAATGCCAGCAGCAACTTTGTCATTAGCAACAGACCTAGGAACTGCTTCTCAAGGTTCAGGAACTTGTACAGGTATCTGGGTTTCTAAAACCATACAGATCGCTGATTACAATGATATACAAAGCAAAGTAGCTGGAGTATTAGGCACGGGCTCGGGTAATAGCGGTTATGGGCAAACAGTGTTTAGCAATCAAATCACTACCAGCAATCGTGTATCAGTCAGTGACTGGACTGCATTAAAATATGATATCATAAATGCCTACACTCATCAAGTTGGAACTGTTCCTACATCGTTAGTAAACATTGCAGTAGGAGATACAGTAAAAGCTAATACTGCTACAGCACCTTATAGACAATATGCCACTTGGGCTGATGTGATTTTAACACAGAAGTTTGATATTGCATCGAGCCAATCATTAGTACGCACTTTCCCAGCGACAGGGGGTAATTGGTACACTGAAACAACATGGCCTGGTGCGCTTGGTGCAACATGGACTGGTCGAACCTATGCGCTGTTTAACGTCTACTGGGCAAATGCTGCCTCAGCCAGATATTTCTTTAACAGCGGTGGTGAAATTAGATTTATATCATCACGTGCCGGAGGAACAACAACAGGAGCAATTGCTGCTCAAAATACCAGTTGGACCACGATGTTAAATGGTATAGGAACACAGGCATTTGGAGGAAATAAACCAACTGCCGACACCGGTGTGCTAACCGGTGGAAATTTTTATAGATTAAACAATGGATTACAAGCATGGTTTACTGGTACATCATCAAATCCCTATTCAACCAACACTTATAAAATCTATGCTAGAACTCCGGGAGTAACAGATAACTCTGCAGGAGTTGCGTCTAGTATTGAATTCCAAGTAGAATGGAACGACGTACACACAGGCCTTGGCAGTGCCACCGAAGGAGTTGATGGAACATTACGAGTAGATATTTCTGTACTAGAAGCATTTGGTACATTGTCACCGTCTGGATCCGGTAACTTCTTAGTAACAACGCCAACGATTCAAATAACCCAATCTCCAACAACTTAATTTTTCCCCTGATAATCTAGCACAATAAATAAACTGCTACTTTAATTAGGGGATCATTATGGATGAGCAATTTAAACAAGCTCTAGAATTTTCAAACTATCGGCAGACTTTTTCGGTCCAACGTCGACTCCTCAAAGAAAAAATTGACGCTAAATTAACCATCGGACAAAATGGTGGAATTTTTAAAATTGATAGATCGTTAATTGCGTTTGTTCAGATGTTTATTGATCAAGGTCGAATAGAAAACGTGCCGCTGATCGACGACAACGAAAATCCAATTATGATTGAAGATCTAGAAAAATTTAGAGATGAAATTGTTGATAGATACTATGACACTACCTTGGAGTATTACCAAGAATTCCAAGAACTTAAAAAAAGTCGCAGCGTAGAAAAATTATTAGATCTATGACACGAGGCGCACTAATATTTGCACACAATAACAGAGATATCGATTATGCATATATGTCGATAATCTCTGCTAGATTAACTAAAAAGAATCTAGGAATTCCAGTGTCTTTAGTTACAGATCCTTCTACCCTTGAATGGCTTAAATGGTCAGGTAATTATGATCTGGCAACAGAAACCTTTGATAAAATAATTGAAGTTGATCGACCTGTAACAGATAATATGAGAAGACTGCACGATGGCATTCATTCTAAAAATATGCCATTTGTTAATGCTAATAGATCAAGCGTATACGATCTAACACCTTATGACCAAACATTGTTGTTAGACAGTGATTTTTTAATTTTTTCAGATAGATTAAATCATTATTGGGATATTGATTCTGATGTAATGATTGGCAAAAGTATGCTAGATATATACGATCAAAAAAGATTAGGATACCATGATATCTATATTTCCGACACCAGTGTTCATCTATATTGGGCAACTACGGTGATGTTTAGGAAAACCCCTTACAGTAAAATGTTTTTTGAATTAGTTAATCTAATAAGACAAAATTATCAATATTATTCTGACCTATTTAGATTTAGTGCAGATCAATATAGGAATGATATTTCTTTTAGTATTGCCAAACATATCTTAGATGGTTTTGAAACAAATACTAACGAAAGCCTTCCTTCTATATTAACAATGACAGACAAAGATATATTACACTCTGTAGATGAATCTGGCAAATTAACAATGTTAATAAGTCCAAATAACGGTAACAATTATTATGCAGCCGCAATCAAAGGAGTTGATATACACATAATGAACAAGCAGAGCATTATTAGGCATTCTGAGAATTTAATGAGATTATCATGAATTTTGGTTATTTGATTTTTGTTTCCACCAATGATAAAATAGATTATCTCAATCTAGCTTACGCATTAGCACTTAGTATTAAAAATACCCAGAAAGAAGGATATGACAAAGTTTGCCTAATGACCGACGATATCGATTCTGTAAAAAAATTAAAATCGTCATGGGTATTTGATCAAGTAATAGAGATAGACAAGTTTCAAGGCTGGGATGCTAGATCCTGGATGGATGTCTATAGTCCTTTTGATCACACAGTCTGTTTAGATTCTGATATGCTGTTTACAAGAGATTACAGCCATTGGATTGAATATTTTATAGAAAATTCAGAATTGTATATTGCTAACAAAGCCTATACCTACAGGGGAGAGTTAGCGACTAATGACTACTATCGAAAAACATTTACAAAGAATAAATTGCCTAACCTTTATAGTTTTTACACATTCTTTAAAAAAGACAGCGAGCTTGCTAAAGAGTTTTTTAGTCTAGCTAGATACATTATTAAAAATCCTATAGAATTTTCAAATTTATTCTTAACCGAACTCAAACCAAGAATAGTGGGAACTGATGAAGCATTTGCACTTTCGGCTAAAATTTTAGATATTGCCGACGATATATCGTATGATTTAGATTTTCCAAAAGTAGTACATATGAAAGGGATGATACAGAATTTTCCATGGCCTGCCGATGTCTGGAGCGATCATATAGGATTTTATTATAACAGAAAAGGCCAGTTAAAAATAGGAAATTATCAACAGCATGACATTGTCCATTATGTAGAAAAGGATAAAATTACAAAAGAAGTTGTTAACATATTAGAGGAAATCGCATGGAAGAAATGATGCCATCGGTAGTAGAATTTTTTGCGGCCTTTAATCCAACAACCGGTGCAATAACAGCAGTTGGTCCTAAAGCAGCATTTGAAAACGAAGAACACAAAATTCCAATGGATCAGGAAGTTGCTGAACTTATAATTGAAGGTAGAATAAATCTTCATTTATGTTCTGTAGATATTACAGGAGAAGGTTATGTAATTTCTGAGACTAGAGCGTTATACAAAATAGATGATGTATTACATAGGATAATTGAAATCGAACATTCTGAAGTTGATAAACCCAACGTGTTTATAACATATAAGAAAAATTCGTTAACCATAGAATTAACCGAAGAGTATGGCGGTACTAAAAAACTACCTAAAAAATTCCAGCCAATCAAAAAGAAAAAGATTAATTGGGCTGGAAATACAGAAATGAATTTTTTAATTACAGATTACAATGACCCTAATTCTTTATACAAGCCCTTTTCTATAAAGGTGTCAGATCTTGTAGGAAAGAAATTTATTCTTAAAAATTTAGAATTACCACCAAAGTTTAGTGTATATACTCGAAGATTGTTTAAAAATTATGTAATGGAGATTAAATGAAAATAGTAGAATTTGATATTATTTTTATCAGTTACGATGAACCAAATGCTGATATACATTATGCCGATCTCTGCGACAAAGCACCATGGGCTAAACGTGTACATGGCATTAAAGGTTCAGACAATGCACACAAAGCCGCAGCAAATTTAAGTGAAACTGATTGGTTAATAACAGTCGATGCTGACAATATTGTGGATCCTAAATTTTTTGATCTTGATTTAGATATGAGTGATCCCAAAATCCAAGTATACGGATGGTGTGGTAGAAACAAAATTAATGGATTGCGATACGGTAACGGCGGAATTAAAATTTGGAAAAAAGATTTTATTCTTAATATGAAAACGCACGAAGCAGCAGAAAGTGATAGGGCCCAAGTTGATTTTTGTTGGGAGGACGGATATCGTAACTTCCCTGTAGTCTACAGTGAAAGTATTATTACAGGCAGTCCGTTCCAAGCATGGCGAGCAGGATTCCGTGAAGGTGTTAAGATGACACTCAAAGATGGCGTACGGATTCCTGCTATGGAATTACAAGATCATATTTGGTGGCACAACATTCATAGACTGCGTATGTGGTCGACAGTAGGCATGCACGAGGAAAATGGCAAGTATGCTATTCTTGGGGCCCGTATGGGAACATGGATGACTAATTGTACAGATTGGAACTATGTTGATGTTAGAGATTTTGAAATATTGCGTAGCATTTACGAGGAAAAAGTAAATCATACCTTTGTAGAACAGGATGCACAAGATCTTGGAACAAAAATAAATCAACAATTAGGACTGTATTGGCCGTGGCTTGATGCAAAACAAAGCAAGTATACTTTAGATTTATACGAAGAAACAATTAATTTAGGGTTAACCTATTACAAGCAATAATGTACGATATCATTTTTATCAGCTATAACGAACCAAATGCGGATGCAAACTTTGCTAGATTAAAAGCAAGGTTTCCTTACGCACATCGTGTACATGGTATTAAAGGAATTCACCAGGCACACATTGCCGCAGCAAAGAAAGCATTTACAAAAATGTTTTGGGTAGTAGACGGTGATGCAGAAATTCTCGACACATTTAATTTTGATTATGAAGTTAGCAAATATGATTTAGAATGTGTACACGTTTGGCGCAGCCATAATCCTGTGAATGGATTAGAGTACGGATACGGTGGTGTTAAATTATTACCAAAACGATTGACTCAAAATATGGACCTATCTAAACCTGACATGACCACAAGTATCAGCCCTTTGTTTAAAGCCATGGATCAAGTTAGTAATGTTACTGCATTTAACACAGATCCATTCAATGCATGGAAATCAGCATTTAGAGAATGTGTGAAACTGTCAAGTCGTGTTATTGATCGCCAGGATGATATAGAAACCCAGCAGAGGTTAGATGCATGGTGTACATTAAATGAGTCAGTGTCTTATGGTGCCCATGCATACATGGGTGCATTAGCCGGAAAATATTTTGGCCTATGCTGGCAAAATGCACCTAGTGAGTTAGCAAAAATTAACGATTTTGATTGGCTGCGTGAACAGTTTGAAATAGTAAAGGATCAAGTAAGTGGACGATAAACTACGAATTAAAAAGTTTATTCCTATAATGGCAGAAGTTAGTCCAACTTTTTGTTTAGCCAAATGGCACCACACAACTATCTATTTAGGCACAGGCGAAACACACAGTTGTTATCATCCAGCCCCGCACAAAATACCTTTAGAAGAAATTGCTGTAGATCCCAGTGCATTGCACAATACCAAAGAAAAAATTAATCAACGTGCAGAAATGATAGCTGGCGAAAAGCCCAGCGGATGCAGTTATTGTTGGAATATCGAAGCATTAGGCGAAGAATATATTTCTGATAGACACGAACGCAACGCCAGCATCTTTACAGAACAGCGGCTAGGAGCTATTAAAGCTAATCCGCTAGCTCCGGTAAATCCGCAGTACATAGAAATTTCATTTGGCAATGAGTGCAATTTTAAGTGTGGATATTGTCATCCTAAGCACAGCTCTGCATACTACAAAGAAATTAAAGATTTTGGACCCTACACGATGGTTAAAAATCATCGCAACGACATTGATTGGTTCAAAATCTATGAAGAAGATGTAAATCCTTATGTAGAAGCCTGGTGGAAGTGGTGGCCCGAAGTTCGTAAGACATTGACAATTTTACGTATCACTGGTGGCGAACCTTTACTACAACAAAGCACATGGAAGTTATTAGATGACTTGGAAACAAATCCATTACCTAATCTTGAATTAAACATTAACACAAACTTTGGTGTCAAACCTATTTTAATTGATAGATTGGTAGAAAAAGTAAACACACTAATTGCCAATAACTGTATTAAAGATTTTAAGATTTTTACCAGTATCGACACATGGGGCCCGGCAGCGGAATATATTCGCACAGGGTTAGATCTAGCTGTATGGGAAAAGAATCTAGATACGTATCTAACAAAGACATCGTTGCCCATCACTTTTATGATAACATTTAATATACTTACTGTGACAAATTTTCAAAATCTATTAGAAAAAATACTAGAATGGCGTGAAAAATACAATGGATTTGGACAAAATAAATGGCAGCGTATTCGGTTTGATACGCCCTACTTAAAAGAGCCGTTACAGTATGATATGAATATACTGCCTAAAAATGAATTTATGCCTTACATGAAAAGCCATCTAGACTTCATTCTAGCCAATCTAGACGATAAAAACCGTAGTAAATTCAACGACTTAGAGTACGCTAAATTTGAAAGAGTCGTAAAATACATGGAATCAGCTATCTATACCCCAGAAAAACTGTTAGAAGGCAAAAGAGACTTCTTTAATTGGTTTACTGAATATGATCGTAGAAGAGGTACGGATTTTGTAAAAACTTTTCCAAAATTGGAGGAGTTTTATTTTGAGTGTGCAACTGTATGAATTTAGTATTTGAAGATCCTACAAATTTTTTGAATTATTTAAATTGTTCGGATGTTGTTTCGTCTGGAGCGAGACGATTCGCTCCTTCGCCTATGGCTGTGACATTATTGCATCGAACACAAATAGCAACAGGATGTTCGGTTGAAAATAAACCACGCCCGTACATTATTCCTTCGGGCGTCAATCACAGTCCTAATGATTGGGCTGTTTATAATGGACAGTCAGTTTTTGATTCTATGAATAAAAAGCAGATTAATGATCTAAGAGATGGCAAAGCTATGGTGTTATTTGACCAATCATTAGAAGGATATCATGCACCGTGGTTATGGGAATATTTTCATAAAGAATGCGCTAAACATAATATTTCACCGGAAGCAATAATCTATGTTACTGGAAATTCTCTGTGCGCTGAACAATATGACAAGTGGGCCAAAGACAATGCTATTGAATATAGAATAACAGCTATACCATACGTACATTTTGAAGCAGATGTTTATAATAATTCAGTCTGGACTTCATTGAATATGTCTGTTGATAAACATTTGGAATATAAAAAAAATAATGAAATTAAAGATTTCAACTGTCTACAGAAGCGTTTAAGAGCTCATAGGATTTGGTTTTATATTAAAATGTTCGAAGAGAATTTATTAGCAAATGGATTGGTAAGTATGAATCCATTTAATACCAATAATGTGTGTTTTGAACATCAAACAATCAACAAAGAAAGAGCCGACTCTGCGAATTCCGTTTTGCCATTAATGGTCCATGGAAAAGCAAATAACGAATTCGATGACGGGTTTTATATACGTCGAATTCAAGATCAAACTTGTTTAGATTCTTGGTGTACTGTTATATCAGAAGCTTCTTTTTCCGATCTTGATCAACAGCTATTTTTAAGTGAAAAGATTTTTAAACCGATTGTCTGTTTCCATCCGTTTATCATATTAGGGAATAGAGGCAGTTTAAAAGAACTACATAAGATGGGCTATAAAACATTTGACGGGTGGATCGACGAAAGCTATGACGATTTGCCAACATTTGAAAGATATGATGCCATAGTTGAATCAATAAAAAAGATAATTGCTATCGAAGATAAATTTGCATGGTTCGAATCTATGCGCCCTATCTTAGATCACAATTATGAAAATCTAAAAAAGAATTCAACAGCAATAAATCCAGCGTTTGTCATTGCTGAAAGAACGTATAAGAAATATTTTAAATTAGGGAAATATAAAGATGCATCCAGGTATTCAAATTAAACCAGCAACTGCCGATTCCAAATTGATCATCGGTCTTGGCGATAGCTTTACACAAGGCGTAGGTAGCTGGAGTAAAGAAACGTATAAAAAACATAAAGGGTTTATTGATCCTTTAAACATTCCGATTAATTTGGAAATTGATATGTACGAACATAGTTGGGTATCTCAGATATGTAAAAATCATTTGCCTGACTATACTCCTATAAATCTTGGCATAATGGGTAGAGGCAATCGTGCAGCTCTTAAAGATTTATATTTTTATCCTAATTTAAATTTAGAAAAAGCATCTGAAGTGATAGTTGTTTATATGTTAAGCGGAATAGAAAGATTTGATTTTGTCAGCAGAGAATTTAATCGATTCCATCATTTTTTTGCTATGTGGCCAAACCCAGGTGATAAAAATTCAACACATAGACAATTGTGGGAATCTTATGCTAAAGATATTTGGAGTGAAAAATTTGTCTGTTTAGAAGCAATTCTAAATATCAAAGAAGCTGAAATGATTTGCAAAGCCAACGGTTGGCACTTAGTAATAGCCAGTGCATTTGATCAAAGAATTACCAAAGAACGATTCTTAAAAGAAATCGGTAATCAAGATATAGAAATTATTGATTCTGTTCCTTGGGATAAATTTCTATATCCTCAAGGCTGCAATAGTTTTATGCAACTGTTGTTGAGATATGACGGTAGAGAAGAACTAGCCGACGGCGCATTCTATGATTACTATTCTAAATTAAAAGAGCCTACAGAGTATATTACTAACTGTATGCATCCAACTAGAGAAGGTTATAGAATAATGGCTGAAGAAATTTTTAATTATATAAAAGAAAAAGGCTATCTCAAAGAATAGCCTTTGTTGAATCTCCGATATCTTTTTTCAATCTTTCTACATCTATTTTAAAATCGATTTTCTTGATATCGTCTTTGTATTCTTGAAAAGTTTCCAAAAGTTTGTCTGCAATAAATTCTGCAGCTTCATCTGCTAATTGATGTTTGATATCAATTTGCCATACCCTGCCATTGGCAAACTCTAGATGTACCATTTCTAGATATGCCACAGGCATGGTATTCATATACAGATCTTCAAAAACTTCTGGCCACTCTTTAACTAAATGACGGGGAGGCCTAAAGAGAGGATTAGGCATCAGCAGTTTCACTTATTTTTGAGGTCTTCTTTTTCGGAGGATCTAGCTCGTCTGCTTGTTTTCGTAACCTAGCCGCTTCTTTGTACATAGCATCTGCCTGACTACGATATGATTTAGCAATGTCAACATCACTTAATACTTCGTTTTGTCCTGCTTGTGCTCTTGTCGGTGCTGGAGTTTCTTTAACTTCTGCAACAGTTTTAACTTCGGCCTTGTCGTCCTTTTGGTAACCTTTCACAAATGTGCAAAGATCATCAACAGTGCAGTTTCTCTGCTCGGCGATGAGAACATTAAGGTCAGCTAACAATACTTCGCTTTGATTAGTTGGAGTCATGATAACTGTGTCAGTTGAAACTTTTTGCATACGATTATCTTGTTGCATAGCCTGCAACATTGGACGACCGTCTGGAAATAATCGAACAAACATCATTTCACCAAATTCATAACTTTGCTGTGCTTGATCAGTCTCAACCAGTGCCATCAAGGAATTATGATAAGCATCTGGCAATGTTGCAGTTGGTAATACTAATGCGGTATTTGATTCACCCGGTAATGTTCGAAAAACCACAAGAACTTTTGCTCCGGTGTTTT